CTTCAGCGCGTACCGGATCTGACGATACGGGACGTTCTAACTCGGCGCTCGGTGTAAGCACTATTGCGACGACGGCTACTCTTCCACTTCGTATTGTTGGTATCCTTGACGATGAGGCTAACAGCGATTTCGCAGCGGCGGGTATCCCTCTTATTGTGCGGCTGAACGCTCACTTCAACGCTGGATCACGGCGGTTTGATTCCCAAACCACTGCTGATTCCACCGGCATTTAAGGAGGGCGCATAAAATGGCTATTTCTCGCGCACAATTAGCGAAAGAGCTTGAGCCCGGACTTAATGCTCTTTTTGGTCTGGAATATGACCGCTACGAACAAGAGCATTCCGAAATCTTTGAGGAGGAGTCTTCGGACCGCGCCTTTGAAGAAGAGGTAATGCTCGGCGGCTTTTCAACTGCTCCCGTGAAAAACGAAGGTGGCGCAATTACGTTCGATGACGCGCAGGAAACTTATACTGCTCGTTACACGCACGAAACAATTGCTCTAGCTTTCTCGATCACGGAAGAGGCTATTGAGGACAATCTTTATGATCGGCTTGCTAGCCGGTACACTAAAGCTCTTGCTCGTTCAATGGCTCAAACCAAGCAGATTAAAGCTGCTGCAATTCTTAACAACGCTTTCAGCACAGGCGCGTCAGCGATTGGTGACGGAGCAGCACTCTGTTCTTCTGCTCACCCATCTCTTTCGGGCAATCAGCGTAACCAACTTAGCACTGCTTCGGATCTCAACGAGACCTCTTTGGAGCAAATGTTGATTGATATCGCTGGTCTGACTGACGAGCGTGGTTTGAAAATTGCTGTTCGTGGTATGAAACTCATCATTCCAAAAGAACTTCAATTTGTTGCAGAACGTGTAATTGCCAGCAACCTGCGTAGCGGGACCGCTGACAATGACATCAACGCAGTTAAGTCTATGGGAATGCTTCCTGAAGGTGCGGTGGTAAACCACTTCCTCACCGATACGGATGCTTTCTTTGTTAAGACTGATGCTCCGAACGGTTTCAAATTCTTTAACCGTTCTCCGCTGAAAACTGCCATGGAAGGCGACTTTGATACGGGTAACATGCGCTTTAAGGCGCGTGAGCGTTACTCTTTCGGTGTCTCCGATTGGCGTTGCGTTTTCGGTACAGCGGGCGCTGCGTAAGCACACTCTTTGTCTCGAACGAAAGGGGCGGCTATTGCCGCCCCTTTTATTTTGGTTTATATTCTTATAATCCCTGACGGCATATCTTGTGCCGACACTAGCCACGACAGGAGGATTTTATGGCTAAAACAACTTTTTCCGGTCCCGTCCGCTCTCGGCGCGGTTTTATTACAGCGGGTCCAGATGCGGTAGTAAACATTACTGCTGAAACCACCCTTACTTTTGATGACCATGCTGGCCGTATGATTGAGGTCAATGATGCTGACGGCGCGGTAACTCTTCCTACCATTAAAGCTGACTCAAACGGAGCTTCTGCGGGCCAAGACGATCCTAACGTCAACAGCCACCTTGGTGCCGTTTATCGGTTCTTTGTTGGAACAGATGCAACGGATTTGGACATTAAGACAGACGGAACAGATAAGTTTGTTGGGTCTGTAGCTATTGGTGTCAATGATGGAACATACAAGGTTTTCCAACCTGCTTCCTCTAACGACGTTATTTCAATGAACGGTTCAACCCAAGGCGGTGACAAGAACTCTTATTTAGAAGTCACGGCTATTGCTGACAACGAGTACCTTGTGCAGGGTGTTCTTATTGGTTCTGGAACTATTGCTACTCCCTTCGCAGATAGCTAATAGGAGTTAACCAATGGCTGACGCAGTAACCTCACAAACTCTTGCTGACGGCCCGAAAACTGCGGTAATGAAATTTACCAATGTTTCGGATTCAGGTGGTGAGAGCGCTGTTACAAAAGTAGATGTTTCTGCCTTGTCTGCTAGCGCGGATGGTGACACTTGCACAGGTGTCACCATTGAGCGTATCTGGTGGCAGTGCATTGGCATGAAAGTACAAATCCTTTGGGATGCAAGTACAGATGCTTTTTGTATCGAACTGGGGGAGAACCAAAGCGGTAGTCACGATTACACTGTTTTTGGCGGCCTTACTAATAATGCAGGGTCTGGCAAAACAGGTGATATAAACTTTACCACCGTTGGTGCTTCCGCAAATGATACATATACAGTCATACTGTATATGAGAAAGCAATATTAACGAGAAAACAGGGTGCCTGATTTTTCGCCTAAACATGGGGTTTTGTCAGGCACCTACTTCGTTGCTGTAGAGGGTATAGACGAGTTGGTTGTAACCGTTAAGTTTTTTGGGTTTTCTGACTCTGAAGAAGTTTCGGATTTCATATATTGGTTAGATGTTATCTTAAATGAAACTGAACAAGACAGGGTCTTGCACTAATGTCTAAAGGAAAAATGCCTGCTCGGAATAAAAAGAATTTCCGCTCTACAAAGTCTGGAGCAGGTATGACCAAAAAAGGCGTTGCTGCTTACCGCAGGTTAAACCCTGGCTCAAAATTAAAAACCGCCGTTACAGGTAAAGTAAAAAAAGGCTCAAAAGCTGCTAACCGCCGCAAAAGTTATTGCGCTAGGTCTGCGGGTCAAATGAAAAAGTTTCCAAAAGCCGCAAAAAACCCTAATAGCCGTCTTCGGCAGGCGCGTAAACGGTGGAAATGCTAATGGACAAAGTTTTAATAAACTCTGTTATTTCTGGCACAGTAGTAGCCTTTTTAGGTTTTTTTGGTTGGACAGCTTTAACTCTCATAGATGTTGACAAGCGTACCGAAAAAACAGCAGTAAAGGTGGATCAAAATCATGCTATGATAACCACCTTGTGGGAAAGACTTATAGACAGAGATGTTGCGAGGGCAAATGTCGAGAGTACGAACAGGGCCAAAGCCCGGTAAACCAACGCTAACGTATTTTAGAAAAGGCGGCGCGGTTTCTAGGAAAAGCAAAGGGAGTAAAATTTGTCCCGCAGGAAAAGCTTGGGCAAAAAGAACTTTTGATACTTATCCTTCCGCTTACGCTAATTTAGCGGCGTCTAAATATTGCAAAGACCCCAACTACGCCAAAGCTTCCAAGAAACGAAAGAAGTCGTAGTCATGGGGAAACTACAGGAGTGGCTAGATGAAGATTGGGTCCGCATTGATAGCAAAGGTAATATCGCAGGTGAATGCGGTACTTCTAAAGATAAAAAACGCCCTGATAGGTGCCTACCTAGGTCTAAAGCGTCTTCTTTGTCAAAGTCTCAAAGGGCTTCTACCGCACGTAAAAAGAAACGTGAAGGCGCTAAAGGAAAAACTGTCGTCGCTAATACAAAAGCTGCAAAAGTAAAGAAGATGGCTGGAGGCGGCGCTGTGACCAGTGGTCCGCAGAGAAGGTTGAATAAAGGCTGCGGCGCTGTAATGTCCAATCGTCGGAAACGAACAATCTACGCTTAAATGCTCGAACAGAAAATAAAAGAAGAAATTAGGGAGTGGTCTAAGCATGCCTTAGAAAACCCTTCTCCTTTATTTAATAATTTACCCGCTTGTCCTTACGCTAAAAGAGCGTGGATCAATGACGAGATTGGTTTTGTTTTTAAAACAGAAACAGACAACTTACCTTTGTATAGGACCATAGCGGGGTTTAACGATAAGTATAAATTAATTCTTGTGGTCGATCTTGCTTACAAAAAAGACCCTGACGAATTTGAAGATTTTCTCTATGATTTAAACGAGGCAATTGCAGAGGGCATGTTTGCTCAGAAAGACATGTGGGTCATGGGCTTTCACCCTGACGATGATTGCGAGGAATTGTTAAACGATGGATCTTTTTCTCCCTTAGTCGATAAAAGTTATGCTATTATTTTCGTGCAGAGGTTAAAGTATTTGCATGAGAAGGCCGAGGCTTTAAAGCCTTTGGGATATTATGATGAAGCCTTTAAATCTGCTGAGAATAATGCTTTATATGCACAAAGAGAAACCCTTTATAGGAGATTGATAAATGGCAATGAAACCACGTAAAGGTAAGAAACCCGTCAAGAAAATGCGCGGTGGTGGTATGGTTAAGAAAATGCGCGGCGGCGGCATGGTTAAGAAAATGCGCGGCGGTGGTATGGTTAAGAAAAGAAAGTAATGGCAAGTGGCCGTCTCCGACAGCAAGAATTTTGAGCTTGATGTAAACGAACACATTGAAGAAGCGTTTGAACGGTGTGGTCTTGAAGCTCGAACGGGTTATGACCTTCGCACCGCGAAAAGGTCTTTGAATCTGTTGTTTGCGGAGTGGGCTAACCGTGGCATAAATCGTTGGACAATTGAACAAAAAACGATTGCGTTGTCTAACGGAGTTGCTAACTACCCGTTAGGTACTTTGACCATGACGGTCAACTCAACGACGAGTTTTCAAGATGGTGAGGCTATTACGGGTGGGACAAGCGCGGCGACTGCAAGTATTACAAATGTCGATTCTTCCACTGTACTGGCTATTACAATACCTAACGGGACGTTTTCTGCTAGCGAGACCATCACAGGTGGGACGAGCGGAGCTACGGCGACGGTTTCTTCTGCCGTATCTTTAGAAGACACTCAAGCTTCAATAGACGTTCTTTCTGCGGTAACGAGGCAAAACTCCGGTACATCTAGTCAATCTGACTTATCGATCACTAGAATAGGCCGTGACGCCTATTTAAGTTTGGCTAGTAAACGGTCAACAGGCAGGCCTGTTCAGTTCTACGTGGACCGTCTAATAACTCCTGAAATAAAGTTGTGGCCTACCCCGGACTCTAGCTCTTCTTATGAGCTTGTTTTTGATCGTTTGCGGCGCATAGATGATGCGGACACCCAAGAAAATACGGTTGAGGTTCCTTTCCGTTTTTATCCCTGTGTGTCTGCTGGCTTGGCCTACTATCTTTCGGTCAAGTTTGCCCCTGATAAGGTCCAGCTACTAAAAGCTATCTATGAAGAAGAGCTTCAGAGGGCTATGCAGGAGGACCGGGATAGATCCTCTTTATTAATAGCCCCAAGCTTAGATTATTACAGGGTGTAAAATGGCTCGTTATTCTTCAGGCAAAAATGCGTATGCCATCTCAGATCGTTCAGGGTTCCGGTATAGGTACACTGATATGCAGAGAGAGTGGACCGGCTTGTTGGTTGGTAAGGACGAATGGGAGGCAAAGCACCCGCAACTTGGTCCTTTTAGAGATCCAGCGGACGGTGAGGCTTTATACAACCCTCGGCCCGATAGAATAGAACCCCTGGTTGTTCATGTGGGGGCTTCTTCTTTTCCACAAGGTAAACCTGACATAAAGGCGGTAGGTGTAGTAGGAACCGTTACGGTGGTGACATGAGCTTTACTTACGCACAACTTAAAACAGCTATTCAGGACTTTTCAGAAAACACGGAGACTAGTTTTGTTACTAACTTGCCTGTTTTCATAAGAGGCGCAGAAGAGCGTATATTTAAGTTAGTTGATTTAGAAAATTTCCGTAAAAACGCTACGGCTACGATGACGTCGGGTAACCAGTATTTAGCTATGCCCACTGATTTCCTAGCGGCCTTTTCTTTGTCTATCACAAACTCAAGCGCTAAAGAGTTTTTACTCATAAAAGATGTAAATTTTTTACAAGAGTATTGGCCCACTGTAGCCTCTACCGGCGTTCCAAAATTTTATGCTGTTTTTGACGATTCTACTTTTTTGATTGCGCCCACCCCTAACGCAAATTTTGCGGTAGAGATGCACTACTATTACCGCCCTGCTAGCCTAACAGCAGGTGCGGATGGCGGAACAACGTGGTTAAGCACCAACGGTCCAAACGCTCTTTTGTACGCATCTCTTGTAGAAGCCTACATCTATATGAAAGGTGACGCTCAACTTCTTGCAACGTATGAGAAGCGTTTTGAAGAGTCCTTAATGCGACTGAAAACTTACGCTGAAGCTCGTGAAAACACTGATGCTTACCGTAAGGGTCTGCCGTCACAAGAGAGGTCTTGATGTTTTCTGCTACAATAGAGATGGACCCAAATTACAAAGTTTTAGTTCATACAACGGAGCGTCGAGGGCATACGCCAGAAGAAGTAGCTAAAAGGTGTGCAGACCGTTTAATTTCTGTTTCTGAAAATGCTCCCCCTGCAATTAAAGATCAGGCTCTTGCTTACCGTGACCAAGTTGAAAACTTGTTGAGTCTGTATATGAGAGAAGCTATAAATAGTGACAGAACTACAATTTTTAATGCTTTGAACGATGCGGGGCATCCAGAACTAGCTGAGTTGATAAGGAGATTATAACATGGCTATATCACAGGCACTGTGTACGTCGTTCAAAAAAGAATTGATGACGGCAACTCACAATTTTACCAACAGTAGCGGGAATACTTTTAAGCTAGCTTTGTTTACGAGCGACGCTTCTTTAGGTGCCGCCACTACCGCCTATTCTACATCTAACGAAGCTAGCGGCACGAACTATACCGCAGGCGGCGCTGCTTTGACTAATGTGACGCCTACAACCAGTGGAACTACCGCGCTTACCGATTTTTCTGACCTGACGTTTTCTACCGCAACGGTAACGGCTAACGGTGCGTTGATTTACAACGACAGTGCTTCAGGGGACCCGGCAGTAGCGGTCCTGGCTTTTGGAGGTGATAAAACCTCTACAGCGGGTGATTTCACTATTCAATTCCCAGCAGCGGACGCTAGCAACGCTATCATCCGTATTGCTTAAATAAGGGCCCAGGCCCGTGTCTTTAATCAGTGGATGGAGTAGAGGCTCGTGGTCTGAGGGGGCGTGGAGTACCCCCATCTCAGAGCGTATTGCTGGGTGGGGCCGCGCTGGTTGGGGTGAAGGCCCTTACGGACAAGCCGCTCCCCTTGCTGTAACAGGTTTTGCGGGCACTTCCGCAATAGGCACCGTAAGTCTTGTCACCGTAAATAACATCCCCGAAACAGGTTTAGCCGCAACAGGTTCTGTTGGTTCTGTAACCGTATCTGCTGACGCTAACACCTCTGTTACGGGTTCTGCGGGCACTAGCGCTGTAGGAAGCGTAGTAGCTTCCATACCTAAAACCGTAGCTGTTACGGGTTCTGCGGGCACCAGCGCTGTAGGGAGTGTTTCTCTTTCTACAGTAAATACAATTTCTGTTACGGGTGTTTCTGCAACAAGTGCGGTTGGGTCTGTTGATACCCGGACAGGGCTTGTTGTTGAGGTTTCTACCGTTGTTGGAACAGGTTCTGCGGGCACAGCTTCAGTTGAGGGCCGCGCTAATGTCGCTGTTACAGGTTCTGCGGGCACAGGTGCGGTGGACTCAGTTACGGTTGCGGCAGCCGCCGGGGTAAGTGTTACAGGCGTTTCTGGAACAGGATCTGTAGGCTCAGTTACTACTGCAAGCGTTAACGTGCTATCTGTCACTGGAGTGTCAGGCACCAGTGCCGTAGGAAGTGTAACAGCCTCCATACCCAAAAGCGTAGATGTTACCGGGTTTGAGGTAAATGGATCTGTAGGGTCTGTAACACCCGCCGCTGGCGTGCTTATTTCTCCAGTAGGACTTGTAGGAAATTCTTCTGTTGGAAATCTTACAATTTGGAGTAAAATAGAGCCAAGTCAATCGCCGAGTTGGTCTGGAACTACGCCAAGTCAATCGCCGAGTTGGTCTGGAACTACGCCAAGTCAATCGCCGAGTTGGTCTGGAACTACGCCAAGTCAATCGCCGTCTTGGTCAGGTATAACGCCAAGTCAATCGCCGTCTTGGGATGATATTGCAGCATAAGGAAAGGTAGATGGTTTCTTCATATACTTCAAACACTGGCATTGAAAAGCCCGCCTCTGGGGATCAATCCGGTACGTGGGGCGACACCACCAACACTAACTTTGATATTATTGACCGTGCCCTTAACGGCGTTGCGGCGATAACTTTATCAGGGACCTCCCACACATTAACCACCACAGACGGCACGCTTTCAGACGGCATGTTTAAGGTCCTTGTTTTGGGCGGCAGTCCTAGTGGTACTAACACCATTACAATTAGTCCAAACGATGCGGATAAAATTTACTTCGTTTATAACAACACCGCGCAAACGGCTACTTTCTCTCAAGGCAGTGGCGCAAACGCAAGTGTCGCGGCAGGTGGGGCAGATATTATTTACGCAGACGGCGCGGGAAGCGGCGCAGCGGTTGCTAGTATATTTGCTAATCCTATTACCCTTGGTAAGCTCACGGTTAGTTCTGATACGGCTGCTGACGACCAAGCTTCTGTGGGCTATACGGCTGCGGAAGGTTTAATACTGACAGGCCAGGGCTCAACCAACGACGTTACGATAAAGAACGATGCGGATGCGGATGTTCTTGAAATCCCAACAGGAACCACTAACGTAACTGTTGTAGGCAACGTAACTGCTGGCGGCGATTTAGTATCTACCGGAACGGTCAACCCTGCTGGGGACACTTCGGCTGATGACGCTGCCGCGATAGGTTACACCGCTGCCGAAGGTATTATCATAACCGGGCAGGGCTCAACCAACGACGTTACCATAAAGAACGACGCAGACGCCGATGTTCTTGAAATACCCACCGGAACTACAAATGTCACCGTTGCTGGTGACTTTACAGCAGCAGGAACTTTAAATGTAACAGGAGATACAACAGCAGGAGACGCTGCCGCTGTTGGTTTCGCCGCCGCTGATGGTCTTGTTCTTACGGGTCAAGGTAGCACCTCAGACGTAACCATCAAAAACGATGCAGACGCTACGGTATTTTCTATAGCGACGGGGACAACCACTGGTACGTTTGCTGCTAGGGTCCTAGCTGCTACCAGTACAGCTACTTTAACTGGCGCAACTACTCTTGATTTTAGCGCGGCGCAGAACTTTATCCTGACTTTAGCGCCTTCTTCGGGTAGTAGCATCACGCTTTCTAACCCAACGACAGAAGCTGCTGGTCAGTCTGGTGTAATTGTTTTTATTCAGGATGGAACAGGCAGCAGAACCATAAGCCTTGATACAGACTACGAAAGCCCGGCTGGTGGGGGAATTACTCTTAGTTCAGCGGCAAGTGCGGTAGACATAGTGCCGTACTTTGTAAAAGCCTCTGGCTCTATTCAACTTGGCGCACCACAACTGGCATTCAGCTAATGGCACTATTTGGCTCACAATGGTTTGCGAATGCTGGCGCTGATGCTTTTAGCGTTGATAACAGCGCCATGTTTAATGATGGCGACTCAGAATATCTTAATAAAACATTCGGCTCCCCTTCAAGTGCCAGTCAATTTGGATACAGTTTCTGGGTTAAGCTCGGCAGTGGCTATGCTGGTAAATACATCATCAGTGCGGATGGCAGCGGCAATAATGATAATCTGTATTTTGACAGCAACGGTAAAATTACAATTCAAGAAGGTGGGACAACTAGACTGCAAACGAATCAGGTTCTACGGGATCAGCACGCATGGTACAACGTAGTCGTCGCTTATGACTTAGGAAACGGAACTAACGATTTAAAATTGCGACTTTATATAAATGGGACCGAGGTCACTTCTTTTGCAACCAATGCTCGTTCAGGTTTAAGTAGTACGTCAAGCCGTTTAAATGCGAATGGAATTAGCCACGATATTGCAGCTAACGTAAATAACGGTGTTAGCACTCACGTTAATCCTTTTGATGGATACCTTGCAGAATTTGTTTTCTTAGACGGAACGGTTATTACTCCAAGTGACGTCGGTGAAACGGACAGCAACGGTGTATGGCGTCCTATAGATGTTAGTGGGCTAACTTTCGGCAACAACGGCTTTTATCTGCCGTTCACTAACAGTGCTGGCCTTGGGCAAGATTACAGTGGCTCAACCGCCGAAACTAAAGTGCAAGAAAATACCTATAATGCGGGATCAGAAGTTAATAACGGTGACATGAGTGGCAATCCTGCGTGTATAGCTTACACAGCAATCGCCACAGCTAAATTAGCAACAGTTAAAATAAATAGTTCGTCTCGTGGATTTACAAACGTCACCGTGCAAGTTCAAACAGATAATGGCTCAAACGCACCAAATGGAACCACTCTCACGAACGGCGAGGCCACAGGTATCGCAGGATCAGGGACAGGTTTAAAAACAGTCGATTTCCCTAACGGTGGTCCTGATCTTGTAGCAGGAACTAAATATTGGATTTGTGTACCAAGCACTGATCTTGGTAGTGGATTTGAATGGGGGATTCAGCATGACGTATCAGGTTCTGGTGGTGCGTTAGGTATTATTGATGGTACAGGATATCAGGCTGGACGAGGTTTTGGGCATGAAGTTTATCAACTTGGTAATATCTTTACTCCAGTAAACTCACCCACGCAGACCAGCGATTCGCCGACTAAAAATTATGCAGTGTTATCGCCACTTAGCTTGCAAGCGAATATTGCACTGTCTGAAGGTAATCTAAAACAAGTCAGCAGCAGTAATTCCCAAGGAATGTCCCTGTCGTCTTTCCCAGTTACCACTGGTCAAAAAGTTTATATCGAAGCAACTTTAACAAATACGGGTGGGGAACTGGGTTGTCTAAAAGCAACCGCAACAACCGCAGGAAACCCCAGTAAAACTTTTGATGATCTTACGAGCGGAGACGCAAGACTATTGAATAAAAATAATGGTAATGTTTTTAACTCAGATGGTGGCATTAGCGTAACTAACTATGCTCCAGATCAAACTAGCAGCCCAACTACCCATATGATCGCGCTAGATCTGGTCAATGATAAAATTTACTGGGGTGATGCGTCGGTTGGTTCTAGTGGATGGTCAAATGGATCAGGCAGTTACAACCAAGCGTTTGGATCCGCTGTCGGAGTAGATCTAGACGCAAACTTAGATTGGTTCTTCGCATTTAAAGGTTACAACGCAACGATTGCAGTAAACTTTGGGCAAACAGCTTTTACTGTCAGCCCACCAACTGGCTATAGCTCTGGGTATTCAGCGGCAATCGAAAACGAAAATCGTGAAACTGCACTGACTATTCAAGACGGCTCTGCTCATTTTCAACCAACTCTTTATGAAGGTAATGGTGGTTCACAGTCAATTACTCAAGACGGTACATCAGGAGGAAATGTTGCTAAAAATAGCACTTTCAAACCTGATCTCCTTTGGACAAAGAAAACTGGTTCAGGTACAGGAGGTAACGCACTTTTTGATGTAGTTAGAACAGATTCAAACGGACAGTTTTTACGATCAGATAATGATGATGCTGAAGATAATGAAGCAGGATTCGGGACCTTTGATGTTAAAGGATTTAGCTGGGACGGCGCAGGAACTGCGATTGATATAAATACAGATGATAAATTTTATGTTGCTTGGCAATGGCTTGCTGATAATACTGCTGGAGGTGCTTCTAATGGTGATGGCAATATTACTGGTGGTACAACAATATCCGTTAACACCACCGCTGGCTTCAGTATAGTTAAGTGGACGGGAAATAATACTGACGGGGCAACTATAGGACATGGACTAGGTAAGCCTCCTGCTATGATGATCTATCGTAAGACAGCCTCTGCACAATGGATGGTTCAACATGCTGGATGCACTGGTGGTGTGGCTAATGGTGGTTCAACAAAACAAATTATGCTCGAAGCTCCAGATGCACAAGGAGGTCCATTCAGCGGTGGTCATATTGATTTTGAAAATAGTGGTGATGGATCATCAACAGTAACTTTACAAAAATCTTCTACGTTTAATAACTGTAATGCTAGTGGTGCTGCTTATATTTCTTACATGTTTGCAGAAATTCCCGGCTACAGTAAATTTGGATCATTTGAAGGCAACGGAGCATCTGGTACTACTGGAAATGGACCGTTTATTGAATTAGGTTTTCGTCCTGCACTCGTTGTAGTTAAAAATATTGATAATTCTACCAACGGTCATTGGGTAGTAATGGATTCTTCTCGTAATAAATTTAATGTTGCTAATGGCACAATGTGGTGGAGTCTTGCGAACGGCCAAGATACTGGGGAAGCTGCAATGGATTTTCTAAGCAATGGTGTAAAAGTTAGAGGCGGCACTTTGGCTAGATATAATGCTAATAATGAGACCTTCATTTATATGGCTTGGGCAGAAAACCCATTCGCAGGAACAACGCCAGTTACGGCACGATAGGAGATAAAGATGTTTGTTTTAAACAACAAAACGGTTTTGCAACCGGGTAAATCTTGGAAAGATGATAACGGTCTTACGCACCCAAGCAACTGGGCAACGGCGTGGTCAACTGACGAAAAAACAGCTTACGGTATTAAGGAAGTGGGCATACAAGAAAAACCTGACGGTATGTTTTACTCGGTAAGTGGACCAGCTTTAGACGGTTCTTGGACTTCTACAGCTAAAAACATTGACGATGTTACAGAAACAATTGATGGTAAAGAATTTATAACTAAGGGTCTTAAATCACAGTGGCTTGTTAAGACAAAAGAAACAGCCAACAGCCTCTTGGCTCCTACAGACTGGCAGGTAGTTGCTAAAGCAGAACGTGATCGTGCTATTGATTCTGATGTAGCAACTTATCGTGCGGCGGTTATTGCTAAATGTGCAGCTATTGAAAAGGCTATAACAGATATAACTGATACGGCTATACCTTCAGGGTATGATGCGGCAAAAGAAAAAACAGGCCCTACGAATGCTGAAAAGAAAATTATTTCGGACCATGAAACTGAGGTAGCTACTAAGTTTGCAGCATTTAAAGCACTATTTGATGCGCCTGTAGACAGTGATGGTAATCCTACAGGTAACGCACCAATGCACGATTGGCCTGTGATGGGTGAGTAAAGGGCCGAGTAAATGGCTTTTAGCAAGTTACAATTCAAACCCGGGGTAAATACCGAAGTTACGTCTTACACCAACGAAGGCGGCTGGAACAACTGTGACAAAGTCCGGTTTAGGTTTGGTTTTCCTGAGAAACTTGGGGGTTGGGTAAAATATTCCTTAAACACCTTTGAGGGTATATGCCGTTCCTTACACGCCTGGGTTACCTCAGATGGCTCCAAGCTCATGGGTGTGGGCACTAATTTAAAGTTTTACGTTGAAGAGGGGACAGGGTTTAACGATATTACCCCGTTGCGTAACACAACCACGGGGTCCGCAACCTTCGCAGCCACCAACGGATCTACGACGTTAACTGTTACAGACGTAGGCCACGGCGCGGTAGTCGGGGATTATGTTACATTCAGCGACGCCGCTTCTCTTGGGGGCAACATCACAGCAGCTATTTTAAACATAGAGTATGAGATTGTTACCGTTCCTTCGAGCAGTACCTTTACGATAACAGCCTCTGTAGCCGCTAACTCTTCTGACACGGGTAATGGCGGGGGGTCTACTATTGCAGCTTACCAGTTAAACACAGGCATTAACACGGTTGTCCCTGGAAACGGGTGGGGCGCAGGCACTTGGGGACGTGGCACTTGGGGCTCTGCCGCGACGGAAGTGACAGGTGGCGGCACTTTGCGGTTGTGGAGCCAAGATAACTTTAATGACGACTTAATTTTTAACCTTCGAGACGGCGCAATATATTATTGGGACCAATCTGCTGGTTACGCGAACAGGGCTGTAAACCTTACGACGCTGTCTACGACGGCACCCTCCGTAGCGCGTCAGGTAATGGTTTCCGATAGAGACAAACACGTCATTGCGTTTGGGTGTAACCCCGCAAACACTGCTACTCAGAGCAAGCTAATTATCCGTTTTTCTAGCAGAAACAGCGCTACGGATTGGTCTGAGACAGGCACAAGTTCAGGCGGCACTTTGTTTATTGGTTCTGGCTCTGAGATTGTGCGGGCCATAGAGACAAGACGTGAAATTGTCGTTCTAACCGATAGCTCTGTGTACTCCATGCAGTACATAGGTGATCCGCTTGTTTTTGGCATAAACCAAATATCTGTGGGCACGAGCGTAGTTGGACCCAACGCTGTAGCGGCAGTTAACGACCTCGTGTATTGGATGGGAGAAAACAGGTTTTACGTCTACGACGGTCAGGTAAACATCTTACCCTGTACCGTTAGAGATACGGTATTTAGTAACTTTAACTTAACGCAGGGCGAGAAAGCTTTTGCAGCGGTAAACTCTGAATTTGGTGAGATAACGTGGTATTATGCGTCAGCGTCCTCTAGCACCAACGATAAGTATGTCACCTACAACTTCTTTGAAAAGGTATGGTACTTTGGGACTATAGCGCGGACAGCTTGGTTAGACCGAGGTATCAAACCTTACGCTGTAGGCGCAGGTACGACAGGTTATCTTTATAACCACGAAAACGGGCTTGACGACGACGGCACCGCCATGACCGCCTTTATTGAGTCCAGCCCCATAGACATACAAGATGGTGAGTCCTACAGCTTTATTCGTAAACTTATCCCAGACATAAACTTTTTGGATTCCGCAAGCGGTGCAACCAAAGAAGTTACTTTTACGCTCAAAGCGGAGGATTTCCCAGGTACGGGGTATACGCGCACAAGCGCTTCTACCGTAGACAGTACGGCAACACAAAATCATGTGCGCCTGAGAGGCCGTGCCGTTGGGCTTCGTGTGGAGTCCACTGAAGCAAATATGACGTGGCGGCTTGGCTCACCACGCATTGAAATACAACCGGATGGCAAGCGATGAGTAGCCGAGAACTCGTCCCACCCTCATTTGCGATACCGCCGGAAGCATACAACCAGCAGTATTTTTCAGACGTAGTAAGAGCCTTTTCTCTTTACGTCTTGCAGCAACAGCAACCTGGAGAGGGCCGTAATACATTTACCGTATTTACGGAACTGCAAAGCAACGACGCCGGTTTAGAGATAGGGGCAATCTTTGAAGTGGACGGCTTTGTTAAGATAACGAGGGCCTCTAACCCGCACCCAGAAGGCTCTGCCGCGACAGGCTCTGTTGGGACGGTCACGGTGGTACTACCATGACTATTATTACTACCCCGGATGGAAGAGAGTGGTATCCTTCTACAAGTCAGGATAAGATTAACTGCACTTCTTGTGGTAATGTTGTAGATACGCCAGAAGAAATTGCATCTTTTCCTGATGGAAAATGCCCTGTTTGTGGTAATAATTGGACTGGAACCGAGTCCCGCAGTACAGTAATATCAGTTACAATGCCGCAAGCTCTTAGCGGTGAAACGTGAGAAGAATATGTCGGCAAATGTAGCGTATAAACCGGACGGTCTTGATAGTCTTCTTCTTGAAGAAGAGGACATTCGCTCCTACGAAGAGTCCAAGGGCGACGTAGGGGGAATCGCGGACCTCGGGCCAATACGCGAACGCATGGAAAAAGCGGGCCGCTATGGTGACGACAGGGTAGCGCACGTACAGACAGGCGAACTGGTCGTACCTAAGCCGCTGATTGACAAGTTTCCAGAATTAAAAGCTTCTATCTTTGAGCATCTACGCGAGATGGGCGTAGAAGATCCCGAACGGTATATGGTGGGTGACGGTGAGAACTCCATCAACCCTGAGACGGGCCTGCCTGAGTTTGGTTTCTTCAGCAGCGTTGTTCGCGGTCTTAAAAGTGTTGTTAAGAGCGTAGGTAAGGTACTCAAGAAGGTAGCCCCGACGCTTATTACTATTGCAGGGACCGCGCTCCTTGGACCTGCTGGTCTTGGTCTTAATGCTGTTTTAGCTGGTGGTATATCAAGCGGCATAGGTACTCTTGTTGGCGGGGGCAGTCTAAAAGACGCTGCAATATCGGCAGCCCTTGGTGGTGCCACGGCAGGGATAGCGCCATCTATTGGCGACACAGCGGCCTTTGCACTACAGGGCGGTGCCCGGGCAGCTATTGCTGGCGGTGATTTTGGTGACGTACTGAAGGGCGCTGGCATAGGTGCCGCAGGTGCCGCAGCAGGTAAGATTTTTGGGCCGACGCTTAAAAGTATTTTACCCGGTGGTAAACCTGTCGCAGATCCGTTCCAAGCGGGCCTTGATAACTTGTCCAGAGATTTAGGCCAGACAGGCAGCTTCCTCAGTGACGTTACAAACCTTGAGTTTGAAAAAGCTTTCCAAGATTCTGGTGAGGCGTTTAAAGGGCTTGTTACAAATCCTCTTGGGGATGCACAGAAAAATATTTCTGATCTAATTGGCAGTGATTCCAACTTACAAACAGGGGCGTTGGATGATCTTACTAATCAAAGTGGGATTGGCAATGAAGTTGCAAACGAAGTTTTAACGGGACAAGTGTCTGGCGACACTATGGGGACAAGTCAATTCTATGGCTTAGACCGGCCCGTGTACCCTGGAACAACTGTTCCTATGGTTCAAGGATATGGTGACCCAGCGTACATGGAAGCAGGGTATCAAGACCTTCTCACTCCACCGGTTGTCGAAGGATATGGCGACCAAAATTTCATGGAAGCAGGGTATCAAGACCTTCCAATGCCAGAATTATCACCTGACCCGGGTACAGGCTTCGGTGATCAGGCAAAAGATTTTTACAAAACAAATATTCAAGGCAACCTTACCCCCGCAGAAGAAGTGCAAGTTGTAAAGGAGGCTACGGCCCAAGCAGAAAGACTATATCCAAAAGCTTCTCAAGGAGATCTTAGAAATAAATACATAGCAAAGGCCCTCGAAGACGCAGGACCCGGATTTATACGAAAGTACGCTCCTCTCGCGGCTGCTGGTGCGGGTGTTGCATATCTTGGGGGTGCTTTTGATACACCCGAAATGCAAAAACCAAACATCCTACCCTCTGGCTTTGGACAGCAGGGCGTTGATCCCGAGCTAGTCTCGAAATACAGGTTAAGCGAAGGCTCCTTAAACACCACCCCCACCCGCACGTCACCTATCTCAGCTAGGGTAGCTCCTCGGC